GAGCAAGAAGCTAATGCAATTATGACTTCTGCTAATGCTGTAATGGAAGCTGCTAAATTAAACATGAAAGAAGTAAGAGACTTATCTAGACTACTTGGATTAAATCTAGACTCTAGAGATGATATCTTAAAAGCACATGTTTTAAAAATAGCTGCTGAGCAACCAGAAAACTTTATGGCACTATGGTTTGATGATGATAGACATTACAGACTGTTTGTTATGGAGGCACAAGAAAATGGTGTTATTAAGTGGGAAAAAGATACATTTAAGTATGGCTCACAAGTTGTAGGTATTTCTGAAGACCAAGTAATAAAATGGTTAAAAGACAATAAGGATATATTTGCTTTATTAAAATCACAAATGAGTGGTAATGGAAAAGTAGAGATGGACTTAGTTGAGCAAAAGGAGGAAGCTACAACAAAAAAAACAAGTAAAAAAAAGTAGTAATACATGGCAATAATTGAAAGTGTAAACGATTTATATAATAGAGTTAGAACTATTTTAGATAAAGGGGATACTCCTTGGATGTCTAATGAAGAAATAGATGACTTTATTTCCATGGCTGGAAGTGAGTTTACACAGGAGAGAGTTGATAAGTTTGGAGCTACACAGAGATTAAGAGATGATTTAGGCGCATTTGTTAGGACTTTGACCTATATTGATTTTTACAATAGCAATCTTTTTACTCAAGAAACGTTTCTGTTATATAACACAGCAATGGACGGGGGTCAAAGTGATTGGGGACCTATAAATTGGTTGGAAGGCCTTATTAATCCATTTCCAACAGGTTTTGGTTCTGAAGTTTGGTCTATAACATATAACGCACATCCAATGAGTAAGCTATCTTGTGACATGGGATTTACTGGTCCTTATTTTGCGGCAGGAGCAAATAATACTGCTGATTGGGAAACCGTTCTTCCTGAATTTGCGAAACCAGACGTAAATACTGTAATATCAATTGATATACATTATTTCAATGTTCAAAACACAACTACTCCAACTGTTTCAACCAATGGGTCTGGTTTTATTAAAAAGGTTAAAACAGAGCCTGTTAAGATTATCAGTATTGATGATTATCAAGGTTCTATAAATGACCCTTTTAATGCCCCTAACTCAGGTAATCGTGTTGCCGTAAGAACAGGTGATTATTACAACTTTCTTCCAGATTTAGATTTATCTCCATTTGGACTTAATTTAGCTGCTGGAGGAGAAAGTAATTTTGGTATGATTGTTTTTAATTATGTTTCGGGAAAATGTACATCTGAAAATATTGTTACACATATGCCAAAAAGTAGTGTAGAAGAAATTTGCCAAATTGCTGCTAGAAAAATACTTGGAACAACAGCTGATGAAAGATATACCGTTGGTAACAACGAGATAAATCAGCTTAATATATAAAAAATTTGCTCCCTGCTTTGTGATGAGAGGTTAGTGTTCGCCCTGCCTCTTGTCTAAAGCAAAAAAATAAAAAATATGACACTAAACGAAATAGCATATAACATTAAAAACATATTAGAAGGGGGTGCTGCTACATTAGATTCTAACATATCTATTAGGCAAATACAAGCTATGATACATTATCATAGAGCACAATTACTTTTAAAGTATACAGATGGTGGTAGGTATATATCAAGCGCTATAACTTCAAAAATAAATGAAGCCATAGACGATGATTTTGGTTTTATTGAAATACCCCCATTATTAGGTTTTTCAAATAATAGGGCGATAGTTTCTATTGAAGTAGAAACACAAGGAGAAAAACAATCTGTTCCAATATGTTATGGACCAGATAAAGAATTTTTCTTTGAATCTAGATTTGGACCCTCTACAGAAAGAATTATAGCTGTTATAGAAGATGATGGAGATGAGTTTGGAGACAGACGTATATATTTTTATTCGGGACAAAATGAAGCTTTAACCGATGGGTTTGTAAGGGTAAGAGCAGTTTTATCACAACCACAAGACGGTCCTAATGGCTATCCTATACCAGATGAGTTAATACCTACTTTAACGCAAACTGTTTTAGCAAAAGAGTTTAACATGATGTTAACTGTAGGTAAAGATTATACAAACAACACTGTAGATGATAATATGCCAGGCATAGCAGCTGCAAATATAAAGCGTGGAATGCAGGCCGCGCCTTCAGCTAAAGCTAGGTCAACAAAGGCAAAAACAAGATAGTATGGAGCTAAGGAAATATAAAGATAAATACGTTTTATTAAAGGACGTGTTTAATAATATAAAAAAAGATATAAAAGTAAAGGGAACAAAAAGAGATAGACAACTTTCTTATACTGAATATAGAGGTATAGTAAGTGAGTTTTTTGATTTATTGATAGAGGATGTTGCCGTAAACAGAGATAAAGTTAGGCTTCCTAATCGTTTTGGAACTGTTTATATGAAAAAGTGTAAAAACAAAAGAGCTTTTCATATTAGACTTGATATAGCAGAAAGCGAAAGAACAGGAGAAATAGTTAAATATAAAGTTCCTATATTAAATGATTACTACAACAAATTAGTGTGGTTAAGACCAGGTAAGTTTAAAAAATGTAAGGTTCTTCCTTTGTCTAGATTTAAAAATGTTATTAAAGAAATAAGAGAATACTAATATGAACGGACAAGCTGGAAAACGTGTAAGTGTAAAACGAGTAGTTGCTAATGTTATTAGGAACATGGACGTACCTGATGCTTCTAGAAACTTTAATGCCTTTGCAGAATGGGCTTTTGAAGCAGAAAGAAAAATAGGTAGTTATAAAACTTTTGTTAAAAAAACAGAAACATTAACTATAACAAATAAACAAGCAGCTTTACCTGATGATTTTTTAAGTATAATAGATGTTAAAAAGGGTGGTAGTAATAATAATGATTATTTAGAACAAAGCTCTGCTACTTTCCCTTCTGATGTAGATAAACAAAATATGTTTTATTTTACAGAAGATACTTTAAATGTTTCTACAAATGACATTGGCTCTGTAACTATAGCTTATTACGCTGTAGATACAGATGACGAAGGATACCCTACGATTGCAGCAAACCATGAAGATGCTGTATCTGCATATTTAATGTACAAGTATAAGGCGAGAGATTATTGGAACGGTAAGTTACAAAGATATATTTATGTTGATTTAGAAAGAAATTGGTCTAGGTTGTGCGCTCAAGCAAGAGGAAATGATAATATGCCTAGTCCATCAGAAATGAAAAAAGCAGCTCAAATATGGAATACTTTGATTCCTATCAAGTCTAACAATGGATTACTTAATGTATAATGCCAACAAAAGGAAAACCAAATACGTTTTTTAAAGGAATGAAGTCTGACTTAGAGAAATCTATGCAGTCAAAAGATTCTTATAGATATGCAAAAAATGCAAGGGTTACTAGTTTAGATGGTGACAATGTAAGTGTACAGCCTTATCCTAGTGATAGATTAGCTTTAACATTTAGAGGTGAATCTAGTTATGTAAATGGAGTACAAACTCTTTCTTATACACAGGCTTGGACGCAAGGCGAGTCTGTAATAAATACTATAGGTGATGTTTTAAATGAAATGAATTATCAGTGGCCACCACAATTTTCAAATTTAGAAGATTTATGGGGACCTATTGGGGTACCAGGTGAGTTTACACAATTTATAGTTGGCAATGACAATCCAGTTAGTGTTACAATAGTGTTACAAACTATAGATGGTAATACTATAGAAATTACAGAAGACATTACTAATGCTTATGGTTTAACAAATGTAATGAACATACCTTTTGATGTAGATAATTTAGTTGCTGGTATTATAAATGAATCTCAAAATGGTATTTTAGCAACAGCTACAGTAAATGGAGATATAGGTAATTCTCAAACAACAACAAATTGGGTATTTATAAACACAGAAGATTCTTCAGATTATGTATCTTCTTTTTCTGTTACCGTATCTGGAACAGGAAGTTACTCTATAGCTAATCAAGATTTAATGCAACAGGCTTTAATAGCTACTTTACCTCCAGTGCCAGTTCCTACAGGTAATGATATTGCAGATATTATTGCTTATAACTTAGCCTTAGGATTTCAACAAGTATTAGTCGTATCAATAGTAAATGCTTTAACAGATTATTATAACACTTTATCGCAAACACCAATTAATAGTACTGTAATTAATGATGTGGAGTTACAAGTAAATGGATTAAGTATCTTTGAACAAGTTGCCGAAAGTATTGGTTTTTCGCCAAATCAACCAGGCATACAAGTATTGGGAACATATAGTTTTTCTGACCAATTAATTATATTAGCTAAATGGCCTTTAATGGGAGCCCTACAAGCTGAGTCTGGAAGCCCAATAGCATGTGATATGGTTATAAAAGTAAGACAGGCAGCAGACGGAACTTTAAATGGAAATGGACTAGATGGCTTTGGGGACTTTATACCCTTTGATGAGCTAGGTACTTTGTATACTATTTATTTTACAGGTAACTTAGAGTTTACATTAGGTAAAAAAATAAAAATAACAGGCTCTGAGGAATCTGGAAAAACAAGGAGAATATATTTTACAGATGGATTGTTTCCTTTAAAAACTATGAATGTTGGATTAGACCCAATATTGTATACACCTTATTTTAATACACCTGAGTATTTTAATATTTTTGCACCAGCTGTGTTTGCACCTACAAAAGTAACTGGGTTTTTAGAAGGTGGTAATTTAAGTTCAAAAGCTTATTCTTATGGTTTTAAATATAAGACTGTAGACGGTAGAACTAGTAAGCTGTCACCATTAAGTAATCCAGCAAGCTTACCTAAAACATCTTCTTCTGTAGAGGGCCCTTTTGTAAAAGGAGCTAAGTCAGAAGATTCTACAGGAAAAACTATGACTGGTGAAGTGAGAAACTTAGATACAAGGTATGCTAAAATACAAATGATATTTGTTCCTTATGAAAACAATGCTCCATCTGGTCCTGGTATAATTTTTAATGAATACCCCGTGCCTGCTGTAAATGATAACAATGACGAGAATGTTATATTTTGGAGTCACACAGGAACTGAGCAACCAATAGGTGAGGTTCCGCTGGCAGAGTTAAATGATAACCAAGTTAGTTGGGACACTTGTCAAGCTTTAGAAACTAAAGATAATAGATTATTTGTAGGTAATTTAAGTAACAGTGTAGAAAGTATAGACACTGATTTTAGAGTTGTATCGTATAATAAAGAAAATCAACCTCATAATGTTGAAACTGGAAACCCTCATTTGTATAACGATTTATTATACTCTACAGCTGGAGTTATAGTTAATCCCAATAACGATATGGCTCTTCCTGTAGAACAAATAAATGAAGCTTACCTAGGGGCATACGTTGATGAATATATTGTTGAAAGCACCAATTTTGTTCCTATGTTTAGATATATAAAGGGACCTACAAATAATTCAGCTTTATACAATGGAGAGCTTTTAGGTGCTCAACAACAAAGGGGAATATTTGGAGCTCAAAGTAA